GGGCGGGGCGGCCGATCCACCAGCCTGCACGCCGCCGTGACCAAGGCCGTCGGCGGCTGACAACCCAACGGAGAACCCAATGCCCGTTACGCTCGCCCAAGCGCAGCTCAACACCCAGGTCGACCTCGACTTCGCGGTGATCGACAACCTGCGCCGCTCGACCTGGCTGTTCGATCAGCTGGTCTTCGACGACACCGTTACCCCCGGTACCGGGGGCGCCTCGCTGCAGTACGGCTACACCCGACTCGTCACCGCGGCGTCCGCCGGCTTCCGCGCCTTCAACACCGAGTTCACCCCCGGCCAGGCCACCAAGGCTCAGGCGTCGGTGAACCTGAAGCCGCTCGGCGGCGCGTTCACGCTCGATCGGGACCTGGCCACCCTCGGCCCGGCCGCGTCAAACGAGGTCACCTTCCAGCTGCAGCAGCTGCTCGCCTCGATCCCGATCCGCTTCATGCGCGAGCTGATCTTCGGCGACGTCGCAGTCGACGCACTGGGCTTCGACGGCCTGAACAAGGCGCTCGCGGGCACCACGACCGAGGTCGTCCCGAACTCCGGCAGCACCGCCTACGCGGACTGGACCTCGGCCACGGTCAACACCGTCGACAAGGCCAACGACGTCCTCGACCTGCTCGACCTGTTCCTGTCCAAGGTCGTCCCGTCGAGGACCGGCGGCATGACCGGCAACGACGCGGGCGAGCTGCCGCCCGGCGTGAAGGCGATCATGGGCAACACCACGTCCATCACGCGGGTCCGCTCGATCGCCCGCCGCGCGGGGTCCTACACGATCACCACCGACACCCTCGGCCGCGAGATCGAGCGGTACAAGCAGTGGGTCCTCGTCGACATCGGCGACCGGGAAGACGGCGCCGCGCCGATCATCCCGATCGAGACGCGAGACCCTGACGGCGGTGGCGGTGGCGGAAACATCACCGGACTGACCGACCTCTACGCGGCCACGTTCGGCATCGACTCACTGCACGCCGCGAGCAAGGCGGGCGCTCCGCTGGTGCAGACGTGGATGCCCGACTGGAGCACAGCTGGCGCCGTCAAGACCGGCGAGGTCCAGCTCGGCCCCGCGGCCGTGGTGCTGAAGAACACCAAGTCGGCTGCGGTCCTCCGCAACCTGAAGGTGCAGTAGCCCCATGACGAACACGTGGAAGATCACCGCGCCCGTCGCCGCCTTCACGGGTGACGTGGCGGGCTGCGCCTTCGCCAACGGCACCTACACGGGTGCGGCGTCGGTCGGCGCCCTGAACTACTTCCGGGGCGCTGGCTACACCGTCGAGGCGCTCGACGACCAGGCGGCCGCGGCCGAACCCGAGCCGCCGCACGACCCGCCCGTCGACAACCCGACCCCGGCGGCCCTGCCCGCGAAGTCCGCGGCCAAGGCCGAGTGGGTCGAGGCCGCAGTCCATGCGGCTCTCGCCGAGGAGCCGGGTGTCGACGAGGCCGAGGCGCGCGCCAAGGCCGACGCCATGACCAAGGACCAGCTCGTCGAGCTGCTGACCCCGAAGGAGGAGGCGTGAGCCAACTCGGCGCCTACAAGGGCATCATCCGCGACGCCCTCGGCCACGTGAACTCGTGCGACCGACCCGATCCGACGCAGGTTTTCCACCGCGCGAACCTGCCGCGTGTGGGCCTGGACGACGTTGCCGCGCTGGCGACCGGCGTCATGACCAGCGTGCCGATCTGGCTCAACGCGGGCGACGTGATCACGTCGCTCTCGTTCACCTCCGGCGGCACCGCGGCGGGCACGCCCACGAACTACTGGTTCGCGCTCTACAGCTCGGCGGCGACTCCGGCGCTGCTCGCGCAGAGTGCAGACCAGACCACTGCGGCGTGGGCGGCCGACACGGTCAAGACGCTCGCGCTGGCCACGGCCCAGCGGATCACCGCATCCGGGCTGTACTGGGCGGCCTGCATGGTCACCGCGACCACCCCGCCGACGCTGGTCGGCACGGTCGGCGCGAAGCCGGTCCTGACCGGTGAGGGCAACCTCGCGGTCACCTCCGGCGCTGGTCTGACCACGGCCGCCCCGGCCACGATCGCAACCCCGGCGTTCAAGCGCCAGGTTCCGCTCGCGCTGGCCTCCTGATCGTCCGCCGGTCGCGCCAACGGGAGGGCGCGACCGGCGGGCATCCTCCCGAAAGGACAGTCACGTGACCGTCTACGAGAAGGTCGTCGACGGCGTGGTCGTCGAGCGCGTCCAGCCCATCGACGGCGACTACACCGACACCCTGCTCGGCACGCTCGTGCTCGACGGCGACCCGCACTGGCGCATCGCCGACGAGGACCAGGCGCCCGCGCAGCCCGACGACACCCCCAAGCCGCCCGCGGCGGGCGACATCGAGGACCAGGCCCCCGCTGACCCCAAGCCCAAGCCCGCGAGCAAGCGGGCCACACCCAAGGAGTAGCCCGTGCCCCGCGTGATCCCCGCTGTGGCCAACAACAGTGCCATCGGCCTCGTCCTCGCACTGACCGCGCCGACGGTCGACAACGACGCCATCCTCAACAACGGACGCCGCGTCTTGCACGTCAAGAACGCCGCAGGCGCTCCCATCAACGTCACCATCAAGGCCCCCGCCGCCGCCACCCCCGGCGGCATTCCGCTCGCCGACAAGGTCGTCGCCGTCGCCAATGGCACCGAGGCCGAGTTCGGCCCGTGGGGACCGGAGTGGCAGCAGGCCGACGGCTACGTGTGGATCGACTACTCCGCGGTCACCAGCATCACCCGCCAGGTCCGCGAGATGCCGCGGGTGATGTAGGTGGCCAGGGTGTACGCCACCGACGGCGACCTGACCGGGTACGGCCTGCCGCCCGGTGTCGTGCAGCCGGCGCCGCCGGAGTCGACGCGGATGCTGACCCGCGCATCCCAGCGGGTCGACGGAGCACTCCGGAGCGCGGTCTACGCCACCGATAGCGCGTACATGCCGACCGAGCAGGTCGTCAAGGACGCGATGCGGGACGCGGTGTGCGCCCAGGTCGCCTACTGGCTGAGCAACCCGGGTAGCGAGCAGGCGGAGAACGGCGGTCCCGGTAGTGGCCAGTGGGACAGCGTCTCGATCGGCTCAGTGTCCCTGTCTGGCCGTAAGTCCACATCGGACGGCACGGGCGCGGCGCCTCGGTTGTGCGACGACGCGCTGGCGCACCTGCGAGACGACGCGGGCTTGCTGCCGGGTCACATCGTGACCGGCGGTGTCGAGCGGGGGTGGTGATGGAGATCCCCGCGTGGGCCTACGCCCAGGGCGGCGAAGACATCGTCATCGAGCCCTACCTCGGCGCAGGCCCGTTCGGCGACACCTACGGGCCTGCGGTGACCGTGCGGGCGATCGTGGACGACAAGCGGCGCCTCGTGCGTGGCAGCGGCGGCGACCAGGTCGTCGCCTCGACGACCCTGTTCTGTCCGCTCACGACCGACGCTCCGGCCGACAGTCGGGTCACCGTGCGCGGCCGGCAGACGATCGTGATCGCCTCCCGCAAGCTCGACGGCCACGCCCTGCCCGTCCCCAGCCACGTGGAGGTGAGCTGCGAGTGACCCAGAACGCCACGTTCACCAGCAACGTCACAGCCGTCGGCGCGGCCGAGCGCGCGGGCACGGTCAAAGGCCTACGGCTCGCGGGCGAGCATGTGCTCGCAGCATCCCGCGCGGTCGTGCCCATCGAAGAGGCGACGCTCGAACGGTCCGGCACGGCCAGCGTGGACGCGTCGAACCTGCGGGGCGCGGTGTCCTACGACACCCCGTACGCGGTGGTCCAGCACGAGGACCTGTCGCTGCGCCACGACTCCGGCCGGACCGCGAAGTACCTCGAACGCCCCCTCGCCGAGGAAGCAGGCACAGTCGCCGAGATCATCGCCGCACAGGTGCGGAGGGCGCTGAGGTGACTCTCCTCGAAGAGGTCGCCCAGCTGCTCGAAGACCTCGGCCTCGGCGACTACCGCGGCGATGGCTCCCTCGGCGGCACGATCTTCCTCGGTTCATTGCCGCAGGATCCGGATCTCGCGCTCGGTGTGCAGCTCTACGGCCGCGGTGAGTCCGACAGCCTCAACAGCCACGACGAGCCGGGTCTGCAGGTGAAGGTCCGCGGCCCGCGCCTCGACTACCGCGTCGGCGAGGCCAAGGCGCAGGACGTCTATAGCGCGATCCACGGACTCGGCCGCCGCACCCTCACTGGCGGAACCTGGCTGCAGCTGGTCATCGGCATCAACGCGGGCCCGGTCCCGATGGGTCGCGACGTCAACGACCGGCCCGAGTGGATCGTCAACTTTCGGTTCGACATCGACCGTCTCACAGCAAACCGCTCCTGAAAGGACGGACACATGACCCTGCGCAGGATCAACGCGCGCGACATCATCGTCCAGGTCCGGGCCGCCGACGGCGTGACCTGGCTGGGCATCAAGGACCTCACCTCGATCGTGCCGAAGCCGGGCGAGTCGGAGGAGACCGCAGAAACCACCACGGTCGACTCGGCGGGTAACGCCGAGGAAGAGATCATGCAGCGCGGTTACGCGATGGACATCGAGGCGCTCAAGGTCCTCGACCATCTGACCGGCGCCCCTGACCCCGGCCAGGCGCGGTGTGAGGATCTGGCCACGAAGGTCGGCTACGAAAGCCTTGGCGCACTGCGCTTCCGTCACCCGCTCGACGCGGTGTGGAAGGTGTGGGCAGAGGCCACTTTCTCGCCGGGCGACCAGGGCGGCGGCGTCAACGACAAGGGCGCGTGGAAGTTCACCGTCAAGCGCTCCGGTCCGACCACCACGATGACCGCCCCGTGACCGGGCCCGACCGCGCGGGACTCACCGCGGAGCAGGCGTGGGCGGGCGAGGACCTCGGCGACGAGGCCGCCAAGCCCGCGCAGGCCGACGACGTCGTCGACTACGACTTCGACGAGGCGTGGGAGCACCAGCGGGCGCAGCGCGCACCGGGCCCGAAGATCCGCCTCAAGGGCACCGTCTACGAGTTGCCCCAGTCAATGCCTGCCAAGCTGATCCTCTTCGCCACCAACGCCAAGCGGCAGGGCCGTACCGCGGCCGACCAGGTGCGGCCGGAGGAGACCCGCGAGCTCCTCGGGTCGATCCTTGGCATGGACAACATCGACAAGATCCTCTCTGCCGGGGTCGACATGGAGCAGCTCGGCGACGTCCTCGGCCGATGCATGGCGCTCTACAAGCGGCGCATGGACGCAGCGGGAAACCCGCTCGCCCCCACGCCGACGGGGGCACCGCCGACCACCTCCTGACCATGATCCGCAAGCACTTCCGGCTGCTCTACGCGGACTGGCGCCGCGAATACCGAAGCGACCTCCTCGCTGATCTCGACGCGGGCCTGTCGTGGTGGGAGTTCGTAAGCCTGCTGCTCGGCCTGTCGAGCAAGAGCCGCTGGCGCGAGGTCATGTCCAAGGAGCCTGTCGAGGTCACCGGCGACGCCGCACGAGCGCTGATCGACACCATGTGACACCAGCAAGGGGGTGCTTGTGGCGCTCTCGATCGGTGAACTGGTCGGCTACCTCACGCTCGACAACAGCAAGTTCGATGCTGGCCTGGGCCAGGCCGAAGGGCAGATGCAGGGCTTCGGGCAGCGCGCGGGCCAGATCTTCGCGGGCGTCGGCGTCGGGGCGGGCGCGGCTTTCACGGCGGGGCTCGTCGAGGCGATGGACGCAGACCAGGCGTCGGACAAGCTGGCCGCCCAGCTCGACCTCACCGCGGAGCAGTCCGAGCGGATGGGGCACGTCGCAGGCGCCCTCTACGCCGACGCGTACGGCGCGTCGCTGGCCGAGGTGAACGACGCGGTCGGCGCGGTGGTGTCCTCAATCGACGGGATGCGCAACGCCAGCGGGGATGCCGTCCAAGACATCACTGCGAAGGTCCTCGACCTGGCCGCAGCGTTTGAGGTCGACGTCGGCCGGTCTGCCCAGGTAGCTGGCCAGCTCGTCAAGTCCGGGCTCGCCAAGGACGCGACCGAAGCCCTCGACATGATCACCCTCGGTCTGCAGCGCGTCCCGGCCGCGGTGCGCGAGGACCTCATCGACGCGCTCGACGAGTACGCGCCGTTCATGCAGGCCCTCGGTGTCAAGGGTGAGGCCGCGCTCGGCCTGCTGATCCAGGCGTCCGACAAGGGTGCGTTCGGCCTGGACAAGATGGGTGACGCTCTCAAAGAGTTCCTGATCTTGTCGACGGACATGGGGCCTGCCAGCAAGGCTGGGTACGACGCGCTGGGACTCTCCCAGGAGAAGATGACCAAGCAGCTCCTCGCGGGCGGCGACACCGCGAAGGCGGCCTTCGAGCAGATCGTCGGCGGCCTCGGGAAGATCACCGATCCGGCCAAGCAGTCTCAGGCGGCCCTCGCCCTGTTCGGCACGCCGCTGGAAGACCTCAGCGTGCAGGAGATCCCCGCTTTCCTGGAATCGCTGTTGCTGGCTGGCGAAGGCATGGACGACCTGTCCGGAGCTGCCGATCGTTTCGGGGCGACGCTGAACGACAACGCCGCGACGAATCTGGAAGTCTTCTGGCGGACCCTGAAGACCAAGGTCGTCGACTTCATCGGCGGCAAGGTTCTGCCTGTAGTCAACGACTTCGCGTCGTTCCTGGCCAGAAACGTCGGGCCTGCCATCGAGGCCGCGGGCAGGTTCATTGCCGACGACCTCGTGCCCGCCCTGTCCGCCATGGCCAGCTGGATCGGCCAGAACTCGACGTGGCTGTCCATCGTGGCCGCCGTGATCATGGGCCTGTTCGTGCCAGCGCTGATCGCCATGGGCGTGAACGCGACGATCAGCGCCTACAAGGTGGTCGCCGCCTGGATCCTCCAGCGGGCGACGTCAATCGCGAGCCTGACCGCACAGGGCGCAGCGATCCTGGTGATGGTCGGACAGTGGATCCTGCTCGGCACCCAAGCTCTCATCCAGGGTGCGCGCATCGCCGCAGGCTGGATCATGGCCATGGGCCCGATTGGCTGGATCATCGCCGCCGTCGTCGGCCTGGTCGCGTTGATCGTCGCGAACTGGGAGAGCGTCAAGCAGTGGACGGTCGACGCTTGGAACGCGATCTGGAAGTGGGTGTCCGACCGGATCACCGACATCCGCGACACGGTCCAGGCGCGGATCCGTGACGTGCTCAGCTTTTTTGAGTGGTTCGCCCAGCTCCCCGGCAAGGTCTCGGCCTGGTTCGGGTCCGCAAAGGACTGGGCCGTTCGCAAGCTCTCCGAGCTGATCGATTGGGTGGCCGGGCTGCCTGGGCGCGTTCTTGGCGCGATCGGCGACATCGGCTCGAAGCTGGTCCAGGTCGGAAAGGACATCATCGGCGGCATCGTCCGCGGCCTTGGCGACGCGGCCAGCTGGATCTGGGAAAAGCTCAAGCAGATCGTCTCCGACGCCTGGGACTCGGTGCTCGCCTTCTTCGGGATCAACAGCCCGTCGAAAGAGGGCATATGGGCTGGTCAGATGATCGGCCGAGGCCTCGCTCTGGGCATCGCCTCGATGACCGACCAGGTGTCAGCCGCGACGGGACAACTCTCCGCGGCCGCCCGACTGCCAGGCGCGGGTGACCCGCTCGGGCTCGGGCTCCCGCTCGGATCACCAGGCACCGGAGCGGGCTTCGGCGGCATCACGGCGGGCGCCACCATCGACAAGCTGATCAACGTCGAGCGCCTCGACATGAGCGCGGCCACCTCGCCCCGCGAGGTCTCCACAGAGCTGGCGTGGCAGCTCGAAAGCGTTGGGGGGTGAGCCGTGGCAGCTGGCGACCTGATCACCGCTGACGACCAGATCGAGTGGCGGGGCCTGATCCTGGGCCGCGGCACCCCCTACGGGTGGAAGCAGGTCGACGGCCTGCGGGACCTACCCGACATCAGCGGCGGAGACACACAACGCACCGACCGGCACGGCCTCTACCCCGGCACCACGCTCGCGGGCGGTCGCACGATCACCTTCACCTACATCACCAAGCGGGTCGCCCCGGCCGCGTTCCCGGCGGCCGTGGCGTCCCTGCTGGCCGCGACGGCGCTGCGCGAGGGCGCCGACGAGGAACCGCTGGTCGTTCGACTGCACGGCACGCTGTATCAGGTGTGGGCACGCTGTGTGCGCCGCACGATGCCGCTCGACGCGCACTACACGATCGGCAAGGCCAAGGGCGCGATCCAGTGGCGTGCCAGCAACCCGCGCGTGCAGCAACTTCCCCAGGTCGACGTACCCATCGGACTACCTGCCTCACTGTCGACCGGGCTGATCGTCCCGCTGACGTTCCCGCTCGACTTCGGGCCAGGGCAGACCGGCGGCGAGACGACGGTCACCAACCTCGGAAACACCGACGCCTGGCCGACCTTCCGGTTCAGCGGCCCCGTGACAGGGCCGAGGATCCTCGCGCCCGACGTCGGCGGCGCGCTCGTCTTCGACGGGGCCTGGACCGTCCCAGCCGGACAGACGATCGAGGTCGACACCGACGCCCGCACGGTCACCATCGTCGGCAGTGGCGTGAGTCGTGATGACCGCCTGTTCACAAGGCAGTGGTTCCCGCTCGCGCCAGGGCCGACACGGATCCAGTGGCAGTCGACCGGCGGCTACGACCCGGCTGCGGCGCTGCACGTGCTCTACCACCACACCAGCAACTAAGGAGGACGTCGTGGCGGAGCGCGCCAGTCTCTTCGTGTCCAACGCCGTGGGCGTCCCCGGCCCGATCACCGCGCTCGACGGCCGCTACGGCATGGCCGCCCTCGCCCAGGGGGCGGGCCTGGTCACCGCGCGGTCCGGGTTCCGGCCAGCCGCGTCGGCCCCGGGCCTGGTGACCGCGACCGGTACCCCTAACAAATTCATCCACGTCGCGCCTTTTCACCGTATCCACCAGTCGCTGCGCGGCGGTGGTGTCTACCTGCAGACGCTCGACGCGATCTTCGACATCAACGTCATCGACACCTACCCGCCCGACCCCAGCAACAGCCGCCGCGACCTGGTGATCATCCACCAGAACGACATCGGCTTCTCCGAGGCCGACAGCCTCATGCGGATCCGGTACATCACCGGCACACCCGGATCCGGGTCAGACCCGTCCCTGGCCGCCTACCCGGAGTACCGCACGCTCGCGCGGGTCACCGTCCCGCCGTCGGCGACCGTGATCAGCCCGGGTGATATCGCCGACCTTCGTGCGTCGGACAGCGTGCTGTTCACCGTGGCCACTGGCGGCGTCCTGCCAATCGGCTCGGTCACCGAGCGAGCGGCAATCACCGCACCGTACGACGGGATGCTGATCTGGCGTACCGACCGCGATTGGATCGAGGTCTATGACGGCACCGCATGGCGGGTCGAGGGCGTCGCGATCTGCACCTCGACAGCGGATCGGGACTCGGCGATCACCCACCCGCGAACAGGGCAGCTGGCGCAGACCACGAACACGCCGGACACGCTCTGGCAGTACGACGGCGGCACCTCGGCGTGGACGCAACTAGCCAGTGTCAGGGATCCGCGCGGCATCCTCGGCATCGTCCAGGCGACCGGCAACGTCGCGTTCACCGCCACCGAGACGCTCATCGACTCGATCACCTTCACGCACACGTCAGGCCGCTACGAGCGCGGCAAGTTCGACAGCCGTTTCTCCCTCAACACAGGCGGCGTGGCAATCATGCGCTACCGCTACGTGTCCGGGTCCGGACCAGTCGCCAACACTGACACCCTGATCTACGAGACGATCCCGACCGGTAGCGGCAGCAACAACCACATGGGCATCAGCAAGGTGTTCCCGTCGGTGTTCCGGTCGCTGACCAGCGGCACCTACACCGTCGGCGTGTTCGCCACTGCGGCGGCGGGCGCGACGAGCGGCACAATCAACGGCGTCGCGAACGGCCTTGAGCGCGACTTCCTCGTCGAGGACGTGGGTGCGCCGTGACCGCCTGGTCCTACCTGATCAGTGACCTCGCCACCAATAAGACGCTCGCCGAGGTGCCGCTGTCAGGGATCCGCGCGACCAAGGGCGTGTGCATGTCCGGCACACTCCAGGCCGACTGGGTCCTCACCCGACACGGCTCGACCACCCGACGTGACCCCTACGACCTGACCACCCCGGCCCGCCGCGTCGTCTACGCCTTGGAGGACGGGCAGCCAAGGTGGGGCGGGATCATCTGGACGTCGTCCTATGACTCGTCGACCCGCACGGTCAGCATCGGCGCTGCGGACTGGTGGAGCTACTTCGACCACCGGCTGATCCTGCCCGTCCTCAGTGGATGGACGACCCGCACGGACGGCACCCGGATACAGGCCGACCCCTTCTACGCCTCCGGTCTGGTCACCAGCTACGCCGACGTGGAGCAGAACCAACTCGCCCGCGACCTCGTAGCCCTGGCGCAGTCGCACAGCGCGGGCAACATCGGGATCGTCGCGGACGCATCGTCGTCGGGCATCTACCGCGACCGGACCTACCTCGGATCGGCACTCAAGTCGGTCGGCTCCGCGCTGGCCGACCTGTCCCAGGTCATCGACGGACCCGACGTCCTGTTCGACGTCGGGTCCGTCGACTCGTCCGGCCGTCCGACCCGGGTGCTGAAGCTCGGCACACCGCGGCTCGGACAGGAGGGCAGCGCGCACGTCTGGGAGCACGGCGGCAACATCATCGGCCTCAAGTGGTCCCGCAGCGCGTCGGCCATGACGACCCGGCACTACGCCACCGGCAAGGGCATCGAGTTGGGTATGCCGACCGCTGTGACCGAGGATCCGGCGCAGTACACCCACAGCCGTTGGCCGCTGCTGGAGTCGACCAGCGGCCACGACATCGAGGTCGACCCAACCGCACCGTACGGCGGGTTCGACTCCCTGCAGGGCCACGCGGACGGCAGCCTCGCCCGAGGCCGCAGCCCAATCGCGCTGCCAACCCTCGTCGTGCGCACCGACCAGGCGCCCACGTTGGGCACGATCTCGCCCGGCGACGACGGCCGCCTGGTCTTGCCCCCTGGGCATGAGTTCGCGCGCGCTGGATACGACGGCCCGGTCAGGGTCGCGCAGATCGCGTTCACACCGGACGCGCGCGAGGTCCCATCGGCCGAGCTGGTGTGCAACCCGCTCCTCGAAAGCACGGGGGTGTGACTTGGCGCCGATCAACCAGCCCACCGACCTGATCAGCATCATCCAGGGGTTCCGCCGCGAGCTCGACGAGCTGCGGCGGACGGTGGGCCTCTCCTCGGCCACGATCAACCGCGGCGGCTTGAGCCTGCTGAACGACGCGTTCCTCAAGATGGTGAGCGCGGCGGGCATCCAGATCGCCTACCTCGGGCCTGACCCGGACATTCCTGGCACGCAGTGCATCATCCTGCGCCGGACCGACGGGTCAACGGTGCTCTACACCTACACGCACGCGCCGAGCGGCAACCAATTCTGGGCGCTGACCGACAAGAATGGCCGCATCCTCGCGTCCGACGACGCGGCGAGTGGGATCGGTCTTGCACGCCCTTGGCTCAGCGTGCCGATGTACCCGCTGTTCTCGCAGGCAGCGTCATCGACGTTCGGGTATCCCACCATCGACGCTGCGACCATCGCCGCCGAGAAGACGCTCTGGAAGGGGCGGATCCCGCTGGTGTCACACCCCAAGATCGAGATCAGCGGGATCTGGGGCCAGGCCAGCGGGTCCAACGCAGCGACGTACCGACTCACGCTCAACGGAACCGAGATGGGCACCTGGACCCCTGGGTTCGAGGAGTCCAGACGCACCTTCGACATCACATCGAAGATCGACCAGTCGAATGCCGATCTGCAGGTGAAGGTGTCGGCGACAGGCACCGGGCTTGTCGCCGCAGGTCTTTTCGGGGTCTGGATGCGACAGACCTAGTCGCAGACCTCGTGCCCGATGTGGTCAGTCGGGCCGTCATGTACCCAGCGGCACACCTGCGGCGGCGGTGGCGCGGACGACTGTCCAGGCGGAAGGGTCGTCGCAACGGTCGCCGTGGGAGCCGCCGGGGTCGTCGTCACGGCGGGTTCGTCGGCCTGCACGGTCGCCTGACGAGGAGCGGGCTTCCCTGCCACTGACGAGGGTCCAGCCCCAGGAGCCTGGCTGTCCGACACCGCCACGCCTGCGGCTGACGTCGGGACGGCCGATGTCGACGAGGTCGTCGCAACCTCGGCGCCAGCAGGGGTGATCTCCGGGCTCGCCGGATCCGACTGCCCGCCGCCGAGCCAGATCGCCAATCCCGCAAGCGCGCCGGCGACGGCCATGAAGATTGCGCCGATAGCCCACTTATTCCGCATGTTCACAGTGCCCCCTATGCCTGTCCGACGAAGATCGCCTTCGCCGCGGCGAAGGCGATCTTCGT